GGAACGTTTTTAGATATTATAGATGTTTCTGAGCCAGGAAATACAACGGCTGAATGGTCGCTTATAAAAACACTCCCTGTTTCAAATAATAGCCAAAGAGATACTTTGTTTATTAAAATAGTTGGTGGCGGTTGGAATGACAATCTGCGTTATGAAGCAGAAATAACTCTATCTAATAGAGACTCGTTTCATTATTTTTGGGATGTAAAAGGAGGCTCTGAATATAATACTGGTGGAAATGGAAGTAATAGATTAAGAGTAGTGGCTTATTCTCAAACAGACGGCACGGTAGACGTGTATTTATATAAAACAAGCTATATGACCGGATGGATATATGCTACGTTTCAAAATACAGGTGCTCCAGAAATTATAACTTCTTTAGGTTCACCCACAACAACCCAACCAAGCGGAACAGAAGTTTTTACTACTTATGGTAATACATACCCCGCAAATATTGCTGCTGTTAACAATCGTGTTGGGATTGGGACTGCTAGTCCTACTGCAAAATTGGGAATTCATCAAGCCGCAAATAATGGCAACACGGGGGCTTTTACAAATCCTCATTTAAAACTTTCAGCTTCAGCTACAGCCGATGGAAGCGGCTTTTGCGGTATAACCGCCGCAACTTCAACCGCGAATAATTACGGTTATTCTTTTGGCGCGCAAAGAACTTCTGGGGGTGTAGGTGATTTTAAAATTAACTATCACAACAATTCCGCAGCGGGTACAAATAGATTTTTAATAGACCAAGACGGCAACGTCGGGATAGGAACTACTAGTCCTGGAGTTAAATTGCAAATAAATAATGCCGCTACTGTTGGTTCTACCTCGTCGCATTTAAGCGGTTTGAATCCTATTTTATATTTAGACGCTGGCAATGCCGCCGGGCGAAGTATAGTTATAAAAAACCATTCAACTGGTAATGATACGGTAGCCGGGGCATTAAGATTTGCTGTTTCGCCTGACGGAGCAAACTTTAGCCATGCTTCAATAGAAGCCAAGCAAGACGGCAATGGCGCTGTTGATACTTTAGAGTTTAGAACTTCTAGTTTTAATACCCAGGGAACTACTAATAATTTAGCAATGATTATTGAAGGCGGCAACGTCGGGATTTCTGACACTTCGCCTTCTCATAGATTATCAGTTAGCGGAAATGTAAAGTTTAGATATGATACATCAGCGGGTGGTGAAAGTGTATTATTTCAAAATAATACTTCAGGGGGTGCAATACAATTAGGATTTCAACAAAACGACTCTGACGGTCTACACCATAGAGCATATATTGTAGCTAATAAAGATTCCGCTGGGAGTATAGGAGGGCAACTAAGTTTTCGCACTAGAACTGTTGGAGGTGGCACAACAGAAGCAATGAATATTAGAGCTAACGGCAACGTCGGGATTGGAACAACTAGCCCAGATCATTTATTAGAAGTCCGCGGTACTGCAGATGCTTTAAGCGTTGGCGATGATTCTAATACAAATACTTACGCAAGATTTGCTAATGATAGAACTTATTTTGGTTATTTAAGTAGCGGAAATGCTTTTATGCAAGGCGGTAATAGTAAAGGTATTTCTTTTCATACTGGATCTAGTACACTTGGCGCGGGCGAAAGAATGCGTATTAATAGTTCGGGCGGGGTGTCTATAAATTCAACTACCGCTTTAGGTTATTATTTATACGTCAATGGATCAGCAGCTAAAAGTACTGGTACTACTTGGGTAAACACCTCTGACGAAAGAACTAAAGAAAATATACAAAACTATACAAAAGGTTTAAATGATATAATTCAATTACAGCCGCGTGTATTTGATTATAACGGTAAAGGTAGTACTGAAAAAAGTAAAGAAAATATAGGATTAATTGCGCAAGAAGTAATTGATGTTTACCCTGAAGCAATTGGTACGTTTAAAGCGAAGCTCGACGAAACAGATGCTAAAGAAACAGATATATATAATTTAGATTTTCACTCTATTAGTATTTCAATGATAAACGCGATAAAAGAACTAAACGAAAAAGTAAAAATATTAGAAAATAAAATTCAAACTTTAGAAAACCAATAAAATAAGTAATTAATAAATATAAACTAAACAAAAATGGCAAATACATATTCTTGGCAAATAAACGCTTTAGATACATATCCTTCGCAAGAAGATCTTACAGATGTTGTTTACAATATCCATTGGGGATTAACAGCTACATCAGACCAAACAGATGCAGATGGCAATGCTTATACAGCAAACTCTATTGGTACACAAACTGTTGCGGCGCCTGATGCTGATGATTATACAGCTTTTGAAGATCTTACGCAAGAAATTGTTGAAGCATGGCTAGAAGCAAGTGATTTAGACGTTGAGGCAATCAAAGAAGGTCTTGACGCACAAATCGTAGAAAAAATTACACCTACAAGTGTAACCAAGCAGTTACCAACTGCATAATTATTATTAACAATTAAATACAATTAAATTATGTCTAACGACGCAAAACTAACCGAAGAGCAATTACAAAAACTACAAGGATTTGTATCAGCTCTAAACCAAGCACAAATGCAATTAGGTCAACTAGAAGTTGAAAAGCACAACCTATTGCACCAGACCGGAGAAATCCAAGGACAATTACAAGAGTTTCAAAAAGAACTTGAAGAAGAATACGGAAAAGTATCTGTAAATATTCAAGATGGAACTTATGTAGCAATTCCGGAAGAAGATGAATCTGATAAGAAAGATTAGTATCGGGAGAGACTATAAAAATGAAGCTATGCATTACTCCGTAGGTCAAGAGGTCTACGGAGGGCATACTATTTGTGATATAGTCGAAGAAGAAAATAAATACAGTATTTATATTAAAAAAAACAACGAAGTATTGCCTTGGAAAGACTTTAATAAAAATATGGCAGTAGCAGTTGAATATAATTTAGAATATTAATGCGAAGCATTTTTAATTTTATAGTTAAGCCAAAAGAAGAACGTTATAATAACAAAAAGCAAATTGGTGATAACGAATTAATATTAAATACAGAAATATCTGATCACAGGTATATTAGTAGAAATGCTACTGTACTTGAAACGCCACTTTCTGAAAAAACAGATATTAAAAAAGGTGACGAAGTAATCGTACACCATAATGTTTTTCGCAGGTGGTATGATGTTCGTGGTAAAGAAAAAAATTCAAGAAGCTTTTTTGAAGACAATAAATATTTTATTGAAACAGATCAAATATTTTTATATAAACGTAAAAATGAATGGAAAGCCCCTAAAGGGTTTTGTTTTGTAAAGCCATTAGCTTCTGACGACAATTTTAATACTGATAAAGAAAAACCTTGTATAGGCATTATAAAATATGCTGACAATGCACTTATTAAAAATGGTATAAAATCCGGCAGCTTAGTTGGTTTTACACCCACAGCTAATTATGAGTTTATTATAAATAATGAACGTTTATATAGAGTGCGAACAGAATCTATTACAATTAAATATGAGTATCAAGGAGACGAAAAAGAATATAATCCAAGCTGGACGCAAAGCAGTTGATGAGCTTATAAAGGTAGCTGAAGAAAAAATCATTACAAATACAGAAGATGATGTATCAGCAGACAGGCTTAAAAACGCCGCGGCTACAAAAAAGCTAGCTATCTTTGATGCTTTTGAAATATTGAATAGAATTCAAGAAGAAGAAGCTATACTTGAAAATAAACCTCGCGAAGAAAAAAAAGAAGCGTTTAAAGGTTTTGCTGAAAGGAGGAGTAAATAATGTATCAGCAAACTTTATATAAGGTTATAGAGCCTATTAAAATAAACAAGCTAAAGCGTTTTAATAAGGCTAAACGCTGGAAATACGGTTATAACAAAGAAGAGGATATTATTGTTATAAGTAAAACCGGGCAGATTGGTGATGTGTATAGCATACAAAATCTAAAAATAGCGTTACCCCCTGCGCCTACTAAATTAAGCAAAGGTGATGATAAATGGGTTAAAACAGAATACCCTAAAGAGTTAAGTAAAATAAAAACCATATTTGATTGGAAAAACTATCCCCCGGAGTTCCAAGAAAAATGGGAGCCATATATAGATGAAGAATTCAAAAGACGTGAAGAAGGCCATTGGTTCTATAATAAGGGCGTGGCTACTTACATTACTGGTACTAACTATATGTACTTGCAGTGGACCAAGATTGATGTTGGGGCACCTGAGTTTAGAGAAGCAAACAGACTTTTCTTTATTTTCTGGGAAGCTTGCAAAGCAGACACCAGGTGTTATGGAATGTGCTATCTCAAAAACAGACGTTCAGGATTTTCGTTTATGGCATCAGCTGAAACCGTTAATTGGGCTACAATATCAAGCGACTCACGATTCGGCATATTGTCCAAATCTGGTTCCGATGCTAAAAAAATGTTCACAGATAAAGTCGTACCAATATCAATAAACTATCCGTTCTTTTTTAAACCAATACAAGACGGTATGGACCGTCCTAAAACAGAACTAGCGTACAGAGTACCAGCATCAAAATTAACAAGGAAATCAATAGCATCAGGGCAACAGCGCGAAGAGCTTGAAGGACTAGATACAACTATTGACTGGAAAAATACAGGTGACAACAGTTATGATGGTGAAAAACTAAAACTACTGGTGCATGATGAATCAGGTAAATGGGAAAAGCCAGATAATATTTTAAATAACTGGCGCGTAACAAAAACTACACTTAGATTGGGTAGTAGAGTTATTGGAAAATGTATGATGGGATCAACATCAAACGCATTAGACAAAGGTGGTGAAAATTTTAAAAAGTTATATAATGATTCAGACGTTAGAAAAAGAAACCGCAATGGACAGACTCGCAGCGGATTATATAGCTTGTTCATACCTATGGAGTGGAATTACGAAGGATTCATTGATGCTTATGGACACCCTGTATTCGATACGCCAAAAGAACCAGCTGAAGGCCCATATGGAGACCTTATTGACCAGGGAGTCGTAGAACATTGGGATAATGAAGTTGATGGATTAAAAGGTGACCAGGACGGTTTAAACGAATATTACAGGCAGTTTCCGCGTACTGAAGAACACGCGTTCCGTGATGAAACAAAAAATAGCATATTTAATCTAGCTAAAATATATGAGCAAATAGATTATAATGACGATATTGAATCTTTAGCCGGTGTTACTGTTGGGAGTTTTCAATGGGAAAACGGAATAAAAGATAGTAAAGTAGAATTTGTACCAAACCCAAGCGGCAGATTTAAAGTAAGCTGGGTGCCACCTACAAATTTACAAAATCGTGTAATAGTAAAGAATGG